CGAAGTTAGTTGGCCCTTCTCCATCATCTTCGTCAGTTCTGAGCCGGACACACCAGCCGCTTGCGCCATCAGCGCAAACGCACCTGGAATATGTTCACCCAATTGCTGGCGAAGCTCTTCCATCTGGATTGTGCCCTTCGACATCATCTGTGTCAGGGCGACAAAAGCCTGCTGGACTTGCACGGAATCGAGCTTCAAGACACGGCCGGCTTCCGACACAGATAGGAAGATTTTACGGGCCTGCTCCATCGAGAAATTCGATGCCTGCGCGGACACCGCGAACGTTGACCACTCGCCGGCAAGCGTGGTGAGTGAGAAGCCAAGACGATCGGCTTCGTCCTTGATGAAGCGCATCTCATCGGCTGTCTTCTGCGCGTCACCACCGGTTACGACGTTCAGGCGAGACTGCACGCCCTGCATTGCCGATGATGCCTGCAGGATTTCGTTGACGCCCTGAATCGCGGCAAACAGGCCGACGTACGAAGCGACCATCGACAACAGTTCGCCACGCAAGCGCTGGAACATCGATAGCGAGCGCCGTGAGTTTGAGAACAGACTGTCCAAGGCGCTATCATGCTTGCCGGTTGCACCGGCTGCATCACTCTGCGCTTGCCCAAGGTCACGGACACCGCCTGCAGCATTCCTCGACGCAGACGCCGTTTGGACCATCATGTTCTGCGCACCAGCCAGTGCGGCGCGTGCCCGCTCTTGCGCCGCTGTGACTTCAACCTGGGTAGCACTTTGATCACGCAGCACGCGGTTGTACTGTTCGATCGCAATCGCGAGTTCGTTGTATGCGACCTTGTTGGCCTTCGCCGACGATTGCAGGCGAGCCATATCGGCAATTTGATCGCTAGTCGGTTGGGCCGAGCCGACTACCTGCGAAAGCTGACGAAGGCCTTCCTGCGCGGAACCCTGATTGGATTGGGCGCCAGCCGCCGTCGTCGTCATCTGAGCGCGAAGGTCCAGCGCAGAACGCCGGCTGGCTGTCTGTGTGGACTTTTCAAGTTCAGCGTTAGCTTTCGCCTGCGCAGCCGCATCGGCACTCGCAGCATCGGCCGCACGGATGTGCGCGGCTTCTACCTTGGCGAGCGCATCGGCAGCAGCGTTCGACGTGCCGCTGATTTGCAGCAGCGATGTGTAGGCACCGTTGAGTGCCGTTTCTTGCTGAATGATCTTCGTGGACAGACGATCGGACTGGTTACTCAGATCGCGGTAGGCCCGATCAACCAGTTTAATTTGATCAGCCAGTTTTGTTTTGTCGGCACCTTCTTCAGCCGTTGCTGCTGCGAGCTTCGCCTGAACAGCCGCTGCCGCTTGCATCTGCGCGACCAGTGCCTGATAGGCAGTCTTGTTTTCGTTGAGTGCTGCTTGCTGCCGCGTGTACGATTCGGCAGCACGATCTGAATCAGACTTCAGTTTGTCGTAGGCCGTTGCGACGGTGCCGGCGATCTTCGCGAACTGATCGAGAAGCGTGCCTGCCTTCGATGAAGACGAACCTAGCTCGCCCTGCGCTTTGGTCAGGTCAGCCAGGGCGGTGTTTATACTGTCGAGCGATTTACTCGCTTCGTTTTTCGCCCTGATAATCAGTTCAACATCAGCTTTAGTCGCCACCGTCGTCTAGCCTCGCTAAAACTTTCTTGAATTCCTTGGCCCCATCCTTAGACATCACGGATACGACCGCCATTTGGGTGAGAACCGCTTCTGTTTTCTGCAGGCCGTTGAGCCTTTCGACAACCAAGCGTGATTCGTCCCACACCATTCCTATCGGGTAGTACGGGGCATCCGCATGGCCTTCAGCCAAGAGCAGGCTGACTTGCCTGCGGACACCCCAAAGCCAGTCGGTCAGAGTCAGAGTTTTGGCTCGTCCCGCAGGCTTCCCATCAGGCTGATGACGGTCTGAAGGAACTTTTTTACTGAGCCTTCCGACGAGAAGGTCAGCCTCCCTATTTTTGTCAGCGCATCGACTTGTACGGGGATCGGAAGCATTAGCACCTTTGCGAAATCTTCAGCACTGCCGTCACCACCCGCCGTCGCGATGGCATCAGCCACCAAGGACGGCGAAATATCGATCAACTGTGCTGCGGTAGCTGCTGCGTTCTCGATATCGATAGCGCCTGCTTTCTTTCCGTCCGCGATCAGGCTGAACAAGTCCGACATTTCTGCCGAATATTTCCTGACCAAAACGCGGGCGTCGATTAGCGAAAGACCCCGGACGACGAACTCACCGCCGCCAGGGACTTCCACTTTCTCGGTAGGGAGAACTAAGTCTTTCAGACCCATAGTGGTGCTCCTGATTACGGTGTGACGGAACGGGTCGAGGCATACACAGCCTCATAGCCGGTACGACGCAGCACTTCGAAGTTGAACGGAATGGTCTGCCACGCGTCGCTCTTCAAAGCGTAGTCACCGTTCGGCGTGAGCTTCACCCAAGGCCAGAAGTAATCGATGTTGTCGCCTTCTGGATTTTGCGCGACATAGCGCAGCGAGCCTTCGATTGCTTGCGAACCGGACATGATCACCGTACGGGTTGCCGCCAGGGTGTTGTAAGTGACTTTGATTTTCGAATCTTCGTCGATGCCGCCACCTTCGAGAATTTCGATACGGGCCAGGTCCGGGTTGACCATATAGTCAGTACCAAGGACGTAGGTCACAGGCGAACTGGTAGCGCCATCGGTCACAACCACGGTGCTGATACTGCGGATACCGGTTGGGTTGTCTTCCGTTGCGCCGAGTTGATAGAACAGGCCTTGCTTCACGCTCAGGAAGGTTTCGGTTTCAGCCGTGGCTGAACTCTGTGTGAGAACTTCAGCAGTTCCGAAATACCAGAGCGCCAAATTGTCCGGGTCGATATGATCGGTCGTGAATGTGCCGGTGCGATCCGTTTGCAGCGGGACAGAAGCATCTTTCTCACGAACGCCGCGATCGCTGTTGTAGTGATCCAGGTTGGTGCTTGAGACGGTCTTCGACAAGTCTGGTGTATTGCCGAAATAGCGTTCCCCAATACCGACTTGCGTGTTTGGCGCGAACTTATTGAAATACAATTCGCCGCGTCCCAGGGTGTAGTTCATGTCATCCATGATAATTCCTCACGAGGTTGTTTTGATAAATTAAGAACTCACCCTCTAGGCGTAGGGGTCATTCATGTTTTCTGCGATCCGCAGAGTTACCGACAATAGAAAGTTTGCCAGTTCGTTCACATGCTCTTCTGCAGGGCGGACAACACATGCACCGATGATGAGATCGGTGACTTTACCCTGCATTCCAAGCAAGTTATTTCCACTACCAGGCCGAAGCATTTTCTTGCGCTCTTCTGCGAGCGCCTTCTTTACGTCGGCCAGTAAAACATGTGCTGGGTCGGTCGGGTTCTGCTTGTCGTCATCGACCCACCCCTGAATCATCAGTTCCCACGGTCCTTGCCAGGTGCCGCCTGCAGCCGGTGTTGGCGAAGGCGTATCTGGTAGCGGCGCTTCCAAGATCGATAGCAGCGGCACCGGATCGTCGTCGCCATACACATTGCGGCCACGGAACACAGCCTCTGCCATATCGAACTGATAGCCATTCGCCACGGTGATGGTCTTCAGGCAGGCGGTGAGGCCTTGCAGGACACGAAGGCGGAATGGGACGGTGTAGGTCATCACACCTTCCTTAAATCAACCAGGCGAAGGAATTCCGCCTGCAGGAAGTCGCCAATCTGCGGCGCAACGTCATCACGCACCGTGCTAAACACTTGGTCCACAGAAGGCCCGTACAAAAGATAAACGTTATGCGACAACTGCTTCATGCTGTGCTTGTTGTGCACGCTCTGACCAGGCTTCAAGCGAATCGCGAGGCCCAGGTTGAATTGTGTATCTGTATTGCCGGCGCCCGCTTTCAGCCGCACAAGGAAAGCACCGCGCATGAACCTCGCCTGGCCTGGCTTAACCTGTACGCTTACACCGCCACGGCGACGTGCTGCGGCCGGGTCAGTCTCGCGTGAGAAACGGGCCAGCGATGTCGCACGGCTACGGCCGGCGATGACGCCTTCGAGGTCGGTATTGGTGGCTTGCTTGGTGATGCGCAGGCGAGCATCCGACCCGGTCAAATAACTTGCCGGGAAATTCACCTGTTTGCGCATCTCGCTCGCCGCCCAGCCGCGTCCGCGCAAGGTTGCGCGATTGATCGCCTGGCGGGCGGCAATGGTCGCTGCTTCCGAGATCATGCCGATGTTTGGCAGATCGCGGAGGCCTTCAACGAAGACGGCGTAGCCACTCATGGCATACCCCCTTCGTCGGGGAATTCTTCGGCGTACTGCTTTGCAGACAGCCGGGTTACTTCAGCCGTGCGTGTGATGTCATCAGGTAGCAGCGTATTGTCGATACGGTAGGCTTCGCCGGTTTCAAACCAGACAACAGCGCCGTTCTTCGGCTCTTTCTCGTCACGCATGAAGATCAGATGCGGCTTGACGGATTGCATTTCGGCCCGGCCTGCGCTGAGACGTGGATTACCGATAGCATCGAACTCAATTTTAAGACGAACGTGAACAGTCTCAGGGGATGCCCCGTGAGATGCGTAATAAAGCGCTTCGATCTGCATGGTGTCATGCAAGATACGCCGCGCCTCACGCTTCTGTTCACGCCATGTCATCATGATTACAGTTCGTCGTCAGCGTTGAGCAGTTCGACCAGTTGTAGCTTCGTTGCATTATCGGGGAACGTCAGGCCTGCGCCCTTTGCCATCGCCACGAGGTCGGCTTTCGTCAACGCCATCAATTCGTCAGCAGTAGGCTTCTGCTCAAGGGGGACCGACTTCGGGTCTTTCTCGACAGTTTTGAGTGCCGAGATTGCACGCGGGTTGATGCTGTTGATATCGCGCACTTCGTCGTCGGTGAGGTCGAAGGACTTGCCGATCGTCGGGGTGATACGTTTGCCGTCGCGTACCAGCAAAACGCTTTGATTGATGATGACTTCTGCC